GCAGTCGAGTTTGGATATACTGTACAACTTGCAATGGTTGGTTTGGGTGCAACAACTGCAGCTGCTACAGTACAGAGAGCAACAACACCTGCTACATTAAATACTGGATTTGGACTTGGTTATCTTGACTTAATAAATGATGGAACTGAATATACTGCACCTCCAAGTATTGGTATATCTACTGCACCTAGTAATGGTATAAATGCAACTGCTGTTGCTATTATGACTAGTCGTACTGGTCAAACTGGAACTTCTATTGATAGAATTCTATTAGTAAATCCAGGTTTTGGATATACTGTTCCACCTACAGTTACAATTACTCCAGTTAATCAATATGGTTCTGGTGGAATAGCAACTGCTGTTCTTGCTGATGGTGGTTTAAGTGCATTTAATATTACCAATGCTGGTACTCAATATGGTGCTGTACCAACTGTTGCTATCGGAACTGCTCCATCTGGTGGAGTTAATGCAACTGCAGAGGCATTCTTAAACACAAATGATCAAGTCGCTGCATTGAGATTTACTAATGCTGGTGCTGGATATACAGTTGCACCAACAGTAACTATATCTGCACCAGCAATTGGAACTGGTCAAACTGGAAATTATCTATTCAAGGAATTGGTAAGAGGAGTTTCTACTGGAACAACTGCTTATGTTCAAAGTTGGGATTGGGATGATAGAATACTTAAGGTTAACAACGTTAGTGGTAATTTCTTAGAAGGAGAGAAGGTAGTAGGAATAGGAACAACCATGAATGGTTCAGATGCTCAATATATAATTAAAGAGGTAAATAATCAAGATAACACAGATTTATTTGGAGAAAATAGCCCATTTGAAACTGAGGGAGATGCTATTGTAGACTTCTCAGAAGTTAACCCATTTGGGGAATTCTAAATAGTTAGTATAAGTAAACCACAACATTATGTTAGGACAGTATTACTACCACGAAATTATTAGAAAGACTATCATTGCATTTGGTACTCTTTTTAATACACTTGATATAAGACATACGAAACAAGATGGTAGTGCTTATAGCACTATGAGAGTTCCTATTGCTTATGGTCCAGTTGAGAAATTTCTTGCAAGATTAGAACAGAAACCAGATTTAAGACAGAGAGTTGCAATAACTTTGCCTAGATTGGCATTTGAGATGACTAATATTCAATATGATAATGAGAGAAAGGTTTCTACAATGCAAACCTTTAAAGCAAAAACAACTGGTACTGCAAAAACTGCAAAAAAACTTTTCATGCCAGTTCCATATAATATTGGATTTAGACTATCTGCAATGACTCAATATAATGAAGATGCTTTGCAGATTATTGAACAAATATTACCATATTTCCAACCATCATTTAATATGACTGTAGACTTAGTAAGTTCTATTGGAGAAAAGAGAGATATTCCTATGGTTCTTGAGGGTATAAATTTTGAAGATAATTATGATTCTGGATATGAAGAAAAAAGAGTTATAGTACATAATTTAGAGTTTATTGCAAAAACATACTTATTTGGTCCTGTACCTACTTCATCCGAAGGACTTATCAAGAAAGTTACTGTTGATAAGTATACTGACTACGAGAACACTAAGGTATCAACAGCATCTAGACAACTTAGATATGTTGCTGAACCTAGAGCACTCAAGGATTATAATGCTGATGCAACTACAACTCTTGTTGTAGATATTACAGCAACCAAGACTCAGTTTAATGTTGCTGATTCTACTGCACTTGTAGAAAATAGTTATATAGATATTGATGATGAGTTAATGTATATTAAGTCTATTACTGGAAACACATTAACTGTAACCAGAGGAGTTGATGGAACTGCTAAAGCATCACATGTACAAGCAAGTCCTGTACATGTTGTCAATGCTGCAGATAATGCTATGGTTGAACTTGGAGATGACTTTGGGTTCAGTGAGCAAAGATTTGACTTTGCTGATGGTAGAGTTTGGAGTCCTACAAAAGGAGCTGATGTATGAGTAAATTTGATGCTATAGACAATGCTTTAAACATTGAAGTTGTTAGAGAAGCTGAGGATACCCTTAAGCGTGGAAAAGACCAATTAAAGAAACTTGAAAAAGGTAAGGATAACCATACTCTTGATTATGAATATACAAGAGGTAATCTTTATTCTTTAATCGAGAAAGGTCAAGAAGCACTTGATCGTATTATGGAAGTTGCTGAAGATGGTCAACAACCAAGAGCATTTGAAGTTGTCAGTCAATTAATTAAAAATGTTGCCGACACAACTGATAAGTTAATTGATTTACAATTAAAGATGAAAGATTTAAATGCAGAAGAAAAGAAAGGACCATCTACTGTTAATAATGCATTATTTGTTGGTTCTACTGCAGAATTACAAAAGTTACTAAAGAAGGGGATAGAAAAATGAAAAATTATAGGCAGTTTAAATCATCCATTTCTGAAGCATATCTTCGGGTTCAAGAAAGGGGATCTACTTATGGTATAGTTTTAAACTGGAGAGGGCAAACTATATTCACACAAATGTTCTTTCCAAATGTGTTTGCTAGACCAACAAGACCTGAAGTTTTGGCAGCAATAAGAAAAGTATATCCTAATGCAAAGTTAATTACATATAATCCAACAAGAAGAGATCCAACTAAACCACTATTATTTTCAGGAGAAGGTAGTAATACTACTTATTAATTGTTATGTCTGACAACATATATCTTGGTAATCCCAATTTAAAAAAGGCAAATACGCCTGTTGAGTTTACTGCTGATCAAATTAGTGAATTTATTAAATGTAAGGATGATCCAGTATATTTTGCAAGAACTTATATCAAGATTGTAAACGTTGATGAAGGTCTTGTTGGGTTCAATATGTGGCCTTTTCAAGAAAAGTTAATTAATAGATTTCACGAGAATAGATTTAATATCTGCATGATGCCTCGACAGACTGGTAAGTCTACAACATCGGTATCATATCTGTTACACTATGCAATATTCAATGATAATGTAAATATAGGTATTCTTGCTAACAAGGCAGCAACTGCAAGAGATCTACTTGGTAGATTACAGATTGCTTATGAAAACTTACCGAAGTGGATGCAACAAGGCATTCTGACTTGGAACAAAGGTAGTTTGGAACTAGAGAATGGTTCCAAGATTATGGCAGCATCTACATCTGCTGCAGCTGTTCGAGGTATGACCTTTAATATTATATTCTTAGACGAATTTGCTTTCGTACCGAATCATATTGCAGATGATTTCTTTAGTTCAGTATATCCTACTATTTCATCTGGACAATCTACTAAAATTATAATTGTATCAACGCCAAAAGGTATGAATCACTTCTACCGAATGTGGCACGATGCAGAGAATGGTGAAAATGATTATGTTGCTACTGCTGTTCATTGGTCTGAAGTTCCTGGTAGAGATGCTGCTTGGAGAGAGCAAACTATTAAGAACACATCAGAACAGCAGTTTAAGGTTGAGTTTGAATGTGAGTTCTTAGGATCTGTTGATACTCTTATTAGTCCAGCAAAACTTAGAGCATTAGTATACGAGAAACCATTAACATCAAATAGTGGATTGGATATTTATGCAGCACCAGAGGAAAATCATGATTACTTATGTACAGTTGACGTTGCTCGTGGTGTAGGGGAAGATTATTCTGCTTTTGTTGTAATTGACATTACAGAATTCCCACATCAAGTAGTAGCAAAGTATAGGAATAATACAATAAAACCTATGCTCTTTCCAAATGTCATATATGAAACAGTAAGAGGTTATAATAATGCATTCGTATTATGTGAGGTAAATGATGTAGGGGATCAGGTTGCTGCTATTCTAAACTTTGATTTAGAGTATATGAATCTTTTGATGTGTTCTATGAGAGGTAGAGCAGGTCAAATTGTAGGTCAAGGATTCTCTGGTAATAAGACACAGTTGGGTGTGAAGATGTCCAAGACTGTGAAGAAGATTGGATCGTTAAACTTAAAGCAAGTAGTAGAATCAGATAAAGTATTATTCAAAGATTTGGATATTATTTCAGAATTAACTACTTTTATTCAAAAAAGTAATTCATTTGAAGCAGAGGATGGATGTAATGATGACCTTGCCATGTGCATGGTAATTTATGCATGGTTAGTTCAGCAAGATTATTTTAAAGAACTTACTGATCAAGATGTAAGAAAGAAATTATATGAGGATCAACGAGATCAGATTGAACAAGATATGGCACCTTTTGGTTTTATGTCTGATGGATTAACTGATGAACAATCATTTGTAGATCCAGAAGGAGACAGGTGGTACGCTGATGAGTATGGAGATAAATCATACATGTGGGAGTACATGTAAAATTGCATGTAAGAGTAGGCAATTTATAAATAAATTTAGATAATCAATGCCTTTAGAGGGAAAGACATGACGCTAAACTTAGTTTCACCTGGCGTTAAAGTAAGGGAAGTCGATTTAACACAAGGTAGAATTGATGGTATCAGTGAACAGGTTGGTGCATTTGCTGGCCCATTTGAAAAAGGTCCAGTCAATACTCCAATACTAATCGAAACCGAGCAAGATCTTCTTGCGACTTTTGGAAAGCCACAACCAACAGACTCACAGTACGAATACTGGATGAGTGCATCTAACTATCTTTCTTATGGAGGTGTATTGCAAGTAGTTAGAACGGATAATTCTAATTTAAACAATGCAAATGCTGGTACTTCTGGTACTGCTACTGCTAAAATAGAATCCTATGAGGATTTTATAAACAATCATCAAACAGATACTAGCTGGTATTATGCAGCAAAGGATCCAGGTAGATGGGCAAATAATTTAAAAGTTTGCGTTATTGACTCATTTGCAGATCAAACAATTAGTGGTGTAACAACATCATCAATTGTTGTTGGTGCTGCCGTAACTCAAACATTGGCAGGTAGAGATTATTCTGGTGCTGGTACAACTGCAACTCATAGTTCAGGATTCCTAAGAGGAATTGTTACTGGTGTCGGTGTAGGAGAATTTTATGTTAAGGTTGTAGATCAAGTAACTGCTGCTGGAGTTTCAAGTCCAGCTGCTTATGCTCAAGGAGGAGATACTGCATTTGTTAATGCAACTTCAACTACCACTACAGAAACAACAACAACTAGCACAGGAATTGCTACAGTTAACGGTACAATTAATGAAGCAGTTGACGCTTCAATCACTGGAATCGTTACTACAGGTATTCAACTTGGAGATATCGTTACTGCACCAAATACTGCAACTTCTGTAGTTTCTACTGGAACAACAGTTATTGCTATTGCTGCTAGTACAATTTTTGTTGACAAAGCAATTACTGGTATAGGTACAACTGCATATACCTTTACTAGAACAAGTACTGCAAGTACAGACACAACAACAAATGCATTCACAATCCATACTGTAGGTACAGATGGTGTTGTAGATTCTACTCATACAACTTCAACACAAGCAGATTGGTTTGCTGGACAGAAGATGTTGACCAGTGTTGATGATGGTGGTACTGACAACAGTACAGTTTACTGGAAGTCAGTAGTAACTCCTCCAGGAACATCAGAATATGCTTCACAAAGAAATTCAAGTAATGACGAATTCCACGTCGTTGTTGTTGATGACACTGGAGATGTAACAGGAATTCCTGGTAACATTTTAGAGAAATACACTGGATTATCTAAAGCAAAAGATGCTAAAGTTTCTCCATCAGAAAACATCTATTGGAAAGACGCTATTGCACAAAAATCAGAATATATTTACGGTGGACATGTTGGTGCTGGTGTTAGTGCTGGAATAACTGCTGGTACTGGTTATTCATGGTCTCCAAAAGGAGTAGGTAACTGGAATGCAAATGCACAAGGAGTTACATTCTCATCATTGGGTAATGTAACATACAAACTTACTGGTGGTGAAAACTATTCTGCTACTGGTGGATATGGTTGCACTTTGGGTGATGTTATTACTGGATACAGAAAGTTCAAGAATAAGACAGAGTATGATATCAACTTCTTGATTCAAGGTCCATCTGGTGGTTCTACAAGAGCTGAATCACAAGCAAAAGCAAAAGAATTGATTGCTATTGCTGAAGTAAGAAAGGACTGCATTGCTTGTGTTTCACCACACAGAGGAGATGTTGTAGATGTAGCAGATTCTGATACTCAGACATCTAATGTAATAGATTTCTATTCTCCAGTATCTTCATCATCATATGCCGTATTCGACTCTGGATACAAGTATGTTTATGATAGATGGAACAACCAATTCGTTTGGCTTGCATTAAACTCAGATACTGCAGGATTGATGGCAAGAACTTCAATCAATCAGTTCTCATGGTTCTCACCAGCAGGAACTGCTAGAGGTTCTATTAATAGTGCTATTAAGTTGGCATACAACCCATCTCAAGCACAAAGAGATCAAATTTATCCTAAGAGAATTAACCCAGTAGTAGTTGCTCCTGGTGCTGGAATTGTACTCTTCGGTGATAGAACTGGACTTGGTTACCAGTCTGCATTTGATAGAATCAATGTTCGTCGTCTGTTCCTTACAATTGAAGCAACAATTGAAAGAGCAGCAAATTCACAACTATTTGAATTTAACGATGACATTACAAGAACAAACTTCGTAAACATTGTTGAACCTTATCTTCGTGATATCAAGTCTAAGAGAGGAATTACCGATTTTAGAGTTATTTGCGACAACACAAATAACACTCCTGATATCATTGATTCAAATCAATTTAAGGCTGACATTTTTGTGAAACCATCTAGATCAATTAACTTCATCGGACTAACATTCGTTGCTACTCGCACTGGAATTAGTTTTGAAGAAGTCATTGGTAATGTTTAATTAAAAAAGAGGTTTACTAAAAATGGCGACTACTTCAAAAAATCAGATTCCAGTCAATCAAAGAACGATTGATTTCTTCAAAGGTAAGTTTGTTGGCGGTGGTGCTAGACCAAACTTATTTGAATGTATCATCAATATACCTGAAGGTCCTAAGAAAGGAGAAGATGGTGTTGATGATAAAATGAGATTTATGATAAAGGCTTCATCATTACCTGCATCCAATGTAAATACAATTCCCATTCCTTTTAGAGGAAGGGAATTCAAAATTGCTGGAGACAGAAGTTTTGAACCTTGGACTGTTACTGTTCTCAATGACACTGATTTTTCAATCAGAAGATCATTTGAGAGATGGATGAATATCCTCAACAAACATGAGGATAATGCTGGTGTTATCAATCCTGGTGAATATATGAGAAATATGAGAGTTCTTCAATTGGGAAGAGCAGCACTAGGAGAAACAGAAACTCCAACTACGATTAAAAATCATCCAATCCACGCTGCATATCAGTTTATGGATGCATGGCCATCTGAAGTATCATCAATAGATTTGAGTTACGATACTACAGATACATTTGAAGAGTTCACTGTAACTTTCCAATATCAATGGTATGATATTGAGAATTCAAATGGAGATACAATTATCGGTACTGGAAGAGAAGAATAGTTCTTCTCAATATGGACAGTTACAAATTGGATAAATAGTGCTATAATAGCAGTAAAAGAATTATACAATGGCAAAACTGTTTGGATTTAAGTTACCAGCTGCTGGAGGAAGTGACAAAAACAAAAATGTCATTTCTCCAGTACCTGCTAACGACGAAGATAAATCCGATTTTTATATATCCAGCGGCTTCTACGGACAATACGTAGACATTGAAGGTGTATATAAGAACGAACAAGATTTGGTTCGTAGATATCGTGAAATGTGCTTACACCCAGAGTGTGACAGTGCGATTGAAGATATAGTAAACGAAGCAATAGTTTCTGACCTTAATGATTCTCCTGTAGATATTGAGTTATCAAATTTACCTGCATCAGATAAGTTAAAAGATATTATTAGAGAAGAATTTAAATACATTAAGCAACTCATGAACTTCGATAAGAAGGCTCATGAGATTTTTCGTACCTGGTATATTGATGGAAGAGTTTATTACCATAAAGTAATTGATATAAAGAAACCACAAGATGGTTTACAAGAAATTAGATATATAGATCCACTTAAAATAAGATTAATAAGAAAGCAAGAAAAACTTGGTCCTAACTATCAGTCTCCTGTTTGGACAGATAAAAATACCGAATCTGCTTTATATGAGGCACCAAAACTTGAAGAGTATTACGTTTATGATCCAAATGCAGCTACTAGAGGAACTATGATTCCTAATAGAGCTGATAAGAAAACAGTACAAATAGCAAAGGATGCAATTACATATGTCACATCAGGACTTGTAGATCGTAATAAGCAAACAGTTTTATCTTATATTCATAAAGCAATTAAAGCACTTAACCAGTTAAGAATGGTTGAGGATTCTCTTGTTATATACAGATTATCTCGTGCTCCAGAAAGAAGAATATTCTATATTGATGTGGGTAATCTTCCAAAGATTAAGGCAGAACAATATCTGCGTGATGTTATGAACCGTTATAGAAATAAACTGGTTTATAATGCTGATACTGGAGAAATCAGAGATGACCGTAAGTATATGGCAATGCTTGAGGATTTCTGGTTACCTCGTAGAGAAGGTGGTAGAGGAACTGAAATTTCCACTTTACCTGGTGGACAAAATCTTGGTGAATTAAATGATATTGAGTATTTCCAAACTAAACTTTATAAGTCACTCAATGTACCATCAAGTAGATTAGATAGTCAAGGTGGATTTAATCTAGGTAGATCATCAGAGATCTTAAGAGATGAACTTAAGTTCACTAAGTTTGTTGGTAGACTTCGTAAGAGATTTTCTGGAATGTTTACTGATATGCTTAAGACTCAGTTAATTCTTAAGAATATTGTTACTCCAGAAGATTGGGATTCATTAGAAGAACATATTCAATATGATTATCTGTATGATAATCATTTCTCTGATCTTAAAGAGAATGAACTTCTACAAGAAAAATTGGGAGTTCTTGCTGCAATGGAACCATATATGGGTAGATATTTCTCTGCACAGTATGTTAGAACTAAAGTTCTAAAACAAACTGAGGATGAAATTATAGAAATAGATGGTCAAATTGATAAGGAAATAGAAGAAGGAATACTACCAGATCCAACAGCAATGATGGATCCAGAAACAGGTATGCCACTTGACCCACTTGCTGGTCAAAGTATGATGGGTGCTCCCATAAATGGTCAAGAAGTTAATGGTAGTGCGACAGAAGTAAAAATGCCCAAAGGCGGAGAGATATAAATACTTTTTAGTTAATTTGTGACAAAATGGATGACGTTATTAATGCATTACTTGATAAAGGGGCATCTGCTTCTGATGTAAGTGATAAGATTAAAGATATGCTTTTTGCTAAAAGTGCAGCAAAAGTTGATGATTTGAAGAATGATGTTGCTTCTAAACTTTTTAATGATCAAGATGAAACTGAAGCATCTGTAGAATCTGAACCACAAGAAGAAGAGGAATCTGATGGCGAGTAGAACTTTAGTAACAGGTAGTGAGGCTGCATGTGGCACTGATGCTGCAGGTGCTTCAACATTTGGAAGTGCAACTGTCGTGCGTCTTGTCAATACTACGAGTACTGCAAGAGTAGTAACTATTGCTACTGCTGTTGGGGGATCAACAGTTGGAACTTTTACACTATTAGGTAACACTGTTGAATTTGTAGAGAAAAAAACAACTGAGGCAATTTTTGCGGCTCACGCTAGTGTCTTGGGTACATCTGTAGGATACGCAAACTAAGAACAATGAAATTAATCACAGAAGAAGTCTCACAAGTTGAGTTTATCACAGAAGGTAAAGGTGCTAACAAGAAGTTGTACATAGAAGGTGTATTTCTTCAAGGAAACATTAAAAACCGTAATGGTAGAATGTATCCAGTAGAGACTCTTGCTCGTGAGGTAAACAGATATAGTGAAGCGTTTGTTAATAAAGGTCGTGCTTTGGGTGAGTTAGGTCATCCAGATGGACCAACTGTTAATCTTGATCGTGTTTCACATAAGATTACTTCTCTTGTTCAAGAGGGAAATAATTTTAGAGGTAAAGCACAATTATTAAATACACCAATGGGTAAAATCGCATCATCTTTGATAGATGAAGGCGTGACACTTGGTGTTTCTTCTCGTGGTGTTGGTTCATTAAGAGAAGATCATACTGGAGCAAAAGTTGTTGGTGAAGACTTTATGTTAGCAACTGCTGCTGATATCGTTGCAGATCCATCTGCACCTGATGCTTTTGTGTCAGGAATCATGGAAGGAAAAGAGTGGGTTTGGGAAGGAGGAGCACTCCGTGAACAGGTTGCGTCCCACACAAGAAGACGCATCAACACTCTAGTTAGTCAAAAACGTTTGGAAGAACATAAGCTTGGTTTGTTCCAAGAGTTCCTTTCAAATATCTAACTTAATAAATAAATATAGTAAATTACTAAAGGTAATCGGAGAGTTTCAAATGTCCCGTGACAAAAAATTACAAGAAATGGAAGTAGACGTTAAAGAATCCAACGCCGTTACTGCTGGTGCTAATGCTGGTGACAAGGCATTACCTAAAGCAGCTAGCAATGCTTCAGGAGTATCAACACCTGGCAACAACGGTACTTGGGAAGATCTAGGCGGTCCTACTCCAGAAAACTATAAGACCGATGATGAGTCGGCTAAGTTAAAAACACCTGGTGCTACACTTAAGCAAGTTAAGGATGTAGTAAATAAGGGTGCAAAACCTGGTGACCAAACAGCAGGGACACTTAAAAAGGAAGAGTCCGAAGCCGAAGGTAATGTTGTTGCAGAAGAAGAAGTTTCTACTGAGGAAGTAGTTGCTGAATCTGAAGTAACAGAAGAGGAAGTTGTAGAAGAGGAAGTAGAAGAAACTCCTTCACAACTCCGTAAGAAAGTTAAGGAAGCAATTGATGCTCCAGAAGGAGAAGTAGTTGCAGAATCCGAAACTACAGAAGAAGTTAGCGTCGAAGAAGACGTTGAAGCACTTCTACAAGGCGAAGAACTCAGTGAAGAGTTCCAAGCAAAAGCAAAAACTATCTTTGAAGCAGCAATCAATTCTAAAGTTGCAATAATCAAAGAAGAGTTAGAAGCAGATCACATCAAAGCAATTAAGGAAGAAACTGCAGAACTTCACGGTGAGATCACCGAAAGAGTAGATTCTTATCTTGAGTATGTTGCTTCTGAGTGGTTAGAAGAAAATCAACTCGCAGTCGATCAAGGTCTTAAGGCAGAATTATCTGAGTCCTTCTTGACTGGAATGAAGAGTCTTTTTGAAGAACATTATGTACAAATCCCTGAAGAAAAATATGATGTACTTGAGAGCATGGTAAATAAACTAGATGATATGGAGTCTAAACTCAACGAGCAAATCGAAAAGAATGTTGCTCTAAACAAGAGACTAGCAGAATCTACATCCGATGGAATTTTAAGTGAGATTTCTGAGGGACTAGCAGTTACTCAGAAAGAGAAGCTTGCATCTCTAGCTGAAAGTGTTGAGTTTGAAAGTGAAGCAAATTACCGTGAGAAACTAACTACACTTAGAGAATCTTATTTCCCTAAAGTAGCAGCTAGTGCTCAAAGAGACACCTCTGAACATATTTCCGAAGGTGCCGAACCAGCAGTCCAGGAACATACTGGAAGCATGGCAAATTACCTAACGACACTTCAGAGAGTCGCTAAGAAGTAATTTCTTATTAGATAAAAACAATTAACACTTTTTAATTAGAGGAAAAATCAAATGCAATCGTTCAATGCTGAACATCTGCAGGAGAAGTGGGCTCCACTCTTAGATGCTGAGAGTGCTGATCCAATTAAGGATAACCATAAGAGAATGGTTACCGCAGTTCTTCTGGAGAACCAAGAAAAATTTATGGCAGAGGAAAGAGGTTTCCTTGCCGAAGCACCTACAAACGCAGGTAATGCTGCTGGTGCATCTGGTGGATTTGGTGGTAGTGCAGCCAACGCATCAAACGGTGGTTCACCAACTGCTGGTTTTGATCCCGTACTAATCAGCCTAATCCGTCGTTCTATGCCAAACTTGGTCGCTTATGACCTTGCTGGTGTACAACCAATGTCTGGTCCTACTGGACTCATCTTCGCAATGCGTTCACGCTACTCTGCTCAAGACGGAACAGAGACATTCTACAACGAAGTTGATACTGCATTCTCTGGTCAGAATGATGGTAACGATCTTACTCAAGGTCTTTACACTGGTCAGGCATCTGAAGGTGCTGCAGTTGGTTTCGGTACTACTTCACCTGGTGCTAACCAAGGATCTAACCCAGGCTTGCTAAATGATTCTGGTGTAACTCAGGATTCATATGCAACTGGTCAAGGTATGCATACTGGAGACGCTGAAGATCTAGGTGATGGAACTGGCGATCAGTTCAACCAGATGGCATTCAGCATCGAGAAAGTAACAGTTACTGCGAAATCTCGTGCGTTAAAGGCAGAGTACTCACTAGAGCTTGCTCAAGACCTTAAGGCAATCCACGGATTGAATGCTGAAGCTGAATTAGCAAATATCCTTTCAACAGAGATACTTGCTGAGATCAACAGAGAAGTTATCAGAACAATCTACAAGGTTGCTGTTAATGGTGCTACTGCTAACACCGCAACTTCAGGTATATTCGACCTTGATGTTGACAGTAATGGTCGTTGGTCAGTTGAGAAGTTCAAGGGACTACTCTTCCAGATCGAAAGAGATGCCAACGCAATTGCACAGCAAACTCGTCGTGGAAAGGGTAATACAATCCTTTGCTCTGCTGATGTTGCTTCTGCACTAACAATGGCAGGTGTACTTGATTACACCCCTGCACTTAATGCTAACCTTAATGTTGATGACACAGGCAATACATTTGCTGGTGTACTTCAAGGTAAGTATAGAGTCTACATCGACCCATATTCAGCAAACGCAGCTGCCAAGCAGTACTATGTTGCTGGTTATAAAGGTTCTTCACCTTATGATGCTGGTCTATTCTACTGCCCATATGTTCCACTACAGATGGTTCGTGCAGTTGGCGAGAACACCTTCCAGCCAAAAATTGGCTTTAAGACTCGCTACGGAATCGTGGCAAACCCATTCGCAGAAGGATCTGCAGCAGGATATGGTCGTCTTAAGACTAACTCCAATGTATACTACAGACGTGTACAGGTTGCTAACCTCATGTAAGAAGAAAGGAAATATATCCTTTATTCAAGAGACTCCTTCGGGGGTCTCTTTTTTTATCTAAATAACTAAATGGAGACCTGTTGAACTAATGGCTGAAATCTGGGCAAATCAAATATCTAATAGAAACTTTCTATCCCCTGTAGGATTTAAGTTCTCAATCACAAGAATACCAAAAGCAGATTTTTTTGCTAATCAAGCAAATATTCCTGGTATTGATTTGGGATTTGCACTACAACCAACATACCTAAAAGATATACCTATCTCTGGAGATAAGTTAACTTATTCTGATTTTAGTTTAAGATTTCTTATTGATGAAAATATGGAGAATTATCTGGAAGTTCATAACTGGATGAGAGGACTTGGTTATCCAGAAAATGTTGGTGAATTTACTGAAATGTTAAAAGAAGATCCAAGTGAACAAGGACTTCATACTTCTGATGGAACTCTCTTAATATACAACAGTGCTTTTAATGTTAATACAAGAATACATTTTAAAGATCTATTTCCTGTAAGTCTTTCTACAGTAGATTTCGATGCAACGATGACAGATGTTGATTATGTCACGGCCGAGGTCACCTTTAAGTACACTATATATGATATAGAAGTGGTATAATTTCTTTATGAACCTTGATGAAATCCAGTCGTTATGGAGTGAGGATTCAAAGTTAGACCCAGACAATCTACATACTGAGTCTACCAATATTCCAGCACTACATGCAAAATATTATAGGATCTTAAATCGAATACTTCTCCTAAAGAAAGCAGAGGAGAATAAATTCAAAGTACTTAAGAAAGAGAAATGGCAATACTATACTGGTAAGGCAGATCCTGAAGTCTACGTAGAGAAACCTTTTGATCATAAG